ATGAGAACTGACATGGATACTAGATTCAATGAACTTAACCAAAAGTTAACTGAGTTTAAGAATGTTGAGGGTAAAGTAATAACCAATTCAGCGTGGATTGAAAGAGTTAACGATGTTTGGTCTCCATCACAAATGAAAGAGGCTAAGGATGAAATCTATAAACAAAAAACTAGGTGGGCAGCTGCAATAGCTATCTTAACTTTTTTACAAATTGCTGTTGGTATTGGGTTGGCATTGTGGAAACATTAGGTACTTGACTAATCCAAATTAAATGATTATACTTGTTAATAAAAACCAGGTATAAATTATGAAAACGGGAAAAGAAGTAAAAGTAGCAACATTTAAAAATTACAACGTAGTCTATGGCAGCGTAAATAATAAACATTCAAAAGCAGTATATATTAATATATCTGCATGGGCTGAACCCAAAGATGAATATATAGATAGTTACAATCGAGTAATTAGAGAATTGAATAAGAAAATTAAACAAAGCGTTTATAATTTATTGAATAAAGACACAAACAGCGAATTCATTAAAGATAGAACTATTGTAGATTTGGATATCAGAGAATCTGGAATTAAATTTGGTAAGAGAAGTTTCACAAATTGTGAGCTTACACTTTTTATAAAAAATGAGATACCAGTTAACTCAGAAATCATGAGACCAATGTTAGATGATGTAACTGAAATGTTATTGAATGATGTTTTTAATAATAACAAAACATTTAGATTCCATAGGAAAAAGAATTAATATTAAGAACCCCAAGCATAAAGTTTGGGGTTTTTTGTTTTATATACATATTTATTGTTATAAACATTAGATATGGATAAAGACTTTAGAATATTAAAACGTGGTGAAATCGGTTGGGGGGGACTCATCGAACACGATGCTGGATACATTAGCCCAGACGAACCAAGAAACCAACCTTTTATCAATGAAATTAAAAAAATTGATAGTGGTAGTAAGCTATCTATCGTTGAACCACTTATTGTATACGTTGTATTACAAAAGTATGGTATCCTAAATAGAAATGGTAGAATATACCCAGAATCAATCCTTAAAGAACAAGATAGAATTTATCAACAAGCAATAAGAGAACGTAGTGCTGTAGGTGAATTAGACCACCCAGAATCATCTGTAATAGCTGGTGATAGAATTTCACACAATATTACTGAAACATGGTGGGAAGGTCACACACTTATGGGTAAGATGGAAATTCTAATGACTCCAGGTTTTATTAACTATGGTATTGTATCAACAAAAGGTGATGAAGTAGCAAACTTATTAAGAAATAGAATTAAGATTGGTGTTTCTTCTCGTGGTGTTGGTTCATTAAAAGAAGGTAGAAATGGTGAGCAAATTGTTCAAGATGATTTTGAAATTATTTGTTGGGATGTTGTAACAGCACCAAGCACCCCAGGTGCATGGATGTCTAGAAACCCAGAAGAGTTAAAACAATACGTTGAGAACACTGATAAGAAGTCCCCAATCATAAAAGAAGACTTAAATAACGGATTAGATAAATTTTTAATTGATTAATAAATTTAACAATTTTTTAATTCAAAATTGGCTTTTCTTAAAATAACACATATTTATTATCAAATGAGGTGTATACCTTAAATAAATTTATTATAAAAAATAAAATAAAGTAAAAACAAATGGCAGAAAAAAAATCTATACTTGAAGAAGCATTGTTAGATATCAATAATATCAAAAATGCTTTAAATGCCAACACAAAAGAAATACTTCGTTCGGTAGCGAAAGAAGAAATTGACAGTGTGGTGAAAGAATCGCTTATGAAAAATGAAGCTGATTATGAAGAAGAAGATTTAGATTCAACTGATGACGCTGTTGATTTAGGTGGTGATGCTGATGCAGCAACCGCAGATATTGATACAATGGATTTAGGTGGAGAAGAATCGGAAGAAGATGAACTAGGTGACATCGAAGGCTCTGAAGAAGTGGGTCCAGAAGTATCTCCAGAAATGGGTGATGAAATGGATGCAGATTTAGGAATGGACGCTGATGCGTTAGGTGGAGACGAACTAGATATGACTGGTGCATCGGATGATGACGTTATCGCAATTTACAAAAAGTTAAGTGGTGAAGACGAAATCGAAATCGTGGGTGACGAAATTCACTTGAACATATCTGAACCAGGTGAGTACATTGTTAAAAAAGGTGCTTTAGATTTAGGTGGTGACGAAGAAGAAGTTGAAGACATTGATTTAGGACCAATTGGTGGTGAAGAAGAAGTTGAAGATGATTCTGATGTTGATTACGAAATCGAATTAGGTGATGATGAAGAATCAGAAGAATATGAAGCTGAAGAATCTGGAGAAGAGGAAGAAGCTGGTGAGGAAACTGACGCTGCTGATACTGAAGAAGGTGAAGAAGAATCTGAAGAAGAAGAAGAAATTGAAGAAGGAATTCGCACAAATAAAGCTCAAGCAAATAAAGCTGGTGCTGAATACCAACCTAAAGTTTTGGGTGCTAAATCTGTAAACGAATCTGCTTCTAAAAAACTTGTTTTAGAAACAACTAAGAAATATAACTCTTTATTAACTGAAGCTAAAAAATTACAGAGTGAGAATCAAGAATTCAGAAAAGCTCTTAAGACTTTTAGAAACCAGTTGATAGAAACGGTAGTATTCAATAGTAATCTTACTTACGTAACTAGATTATTTATGGAACATTCTACTACAAAGGCAGAGAAACAAAACATCATCAAACGTTTTGATGAACAAGTTTCTAACCTTGTTGAATCAAAAAAACTTTACACAACTATTGCTAACGAATTGGAAACAAGAAAACCAATTAACGAATCAGTAGAAAGTAAATTAATAAAAACTACAACTACTAGTACTTCTAATCAATTGAACGAAAGTACTGCGTATGTTGACCCATCTACTAAACGAATCTTAGATTTGATTAATAGAGTAGAACAAAAATAATAATAACAAATAAAACAAAAAAACAAATTATGTCACATTTATTAACATCTGGACAAGTTGGAAACATCGGATTAAACCACATGAAGGCTATCCGTCAAGAAACTCAGTCAAAATGGGACTCATTAGGATTCTTAGAAGGTCTTAGAGGTCACGTTAAAGAAAACATCGCTCAATTATATGAAAACCAAGCGTCTACATTATTAAGCGAGTCTACAACAGCTACTAACTCAGGTTCTTTCGAAACTGTAGTTTTCCCTATCGTAAGACGTGTTTTCTCTAAATTATTAGCTAACGACATCGTGTCTGTACAAGCTATGAACATGCCAATCGGTAAATTATTCTTCTTCGTACCACAAACTTCTAGCCGCGTTGATGCTGCTGGTGTTGCTGGTAACGATTATGCTACTGATGTATATGGTACTACTTATTCTGCACACACTGGATTAAATGGTTTACATAACGGTGCTGCTACTGCTGCTGCTTTGCCAGTTGCTGTAACTAAAGCGTCTCAACCAATTACTCAAATGCAAGCTAAAAACTTGTACGATGCATTCTACAATGACGGATTATTTGATAATTCTAAAGGTACAATGACTATCAAAACAATCAACTCAACTGCTCTTAATGCTTATACATTAGGTAATGATGGTGCTTACTCTGTTGCTGCTCCAGCTGCTACTTTAGCAACTGCACAAGACGGTTCTGTAAGAGAGATTGTAATCGGTTTATCTGGTTTCTCTGGAAACGCAAACGGTCGTGAAGTATTAACTGGACCAGATGGTAACAATATGGATACTGAGTCTTTCTTAGCTTCTTTACACGTTACTGCAACTAACGCAATCAAAGACCAAGATAATAACATTATCATCGGTGCTGGTAAAGATGTTCCTTTCCGTTTAGTTACTCAACAATATGGTAAAGGTATCGTTTCTGGTTCTAATTCATTAACTGATGGTTCTGGTGTTTGTTACTTAGCTTTAGATTTACGTCACCCAGTTGGAACAACTGCTAACGGAACTGCTGTTGCTGGTACATCTACTTATGATGGTTATGTTGGAGCTTCTGCTACAACTGTATCTGCTTTCACAACTACTGCTGATTTATTATTCGCTTGGGCTGAATATGCATCTTTAGAGTTAGAAACTGAAATGGGAGAAGTATCTTTCAAATTAGACGAAGTTGTTGTTGCTGTTGAAGAAAGAAAATTAAGAGCTACATGGTCTCCAGAGTTAGCACAAGACGTTTCTGCATTCCACAACATCGATGCTGAAGCTGAATTAACTGCAATGTTATCTGAACAAGTTGCTGCTGAGATTGACCGTGAAATCCTTAGAGATTTACGTAAAGCTGCTGCATGGCAATTACGTTGGGATTATAATGGATGGAGAAAAGCTTCTACAGCTGCAAGTCCATATACTCAAAAAGATTGGAATCAAACTTTGATTACTGCTGTAAACC